CGTCACCATCCGGGAGCCCCCATAACCCGCAAGCGTAATTCGGCGCTGAAAATGCGCGATAGTGCAATCTCGCTACACAGAAAGGGCCCCTCATCGGGGCCCTGGCTCGGGGAGGACGCTCGAGCCTGCTGTCGGCCGGTTAGCCGATGGGGGTGCCACCGCGGATGCGGATGCCGCGCTGACCATTGTTGGCGGAGAGGCGCTGCACCTGCCCGTCCCAGTAGGCGATGCTCTCGCGGATCTCTTTCAGGTCAGCCCTGCGCATCCTGCGGTTGCCGATGGTGTATTCCTGGCCCTTGGCCACGGCGTCTTCGGCATCCAGCCATGTCTGGAGCTTGGCTTGGGCGGTGGTGAGGTCGATGCCTGCCATGGTTCCTCCTATTGGCGAAAAGGTAGAGCATCCGCGCGCAATCGCAGGAGTGCAATATCGCTACACTGGCCTAGGAAATGCCGCGTGACCGCACCCGCCGGCCGCGGCCAGATTGAGGGACGGCGCCCTGACCATTGATCGCGGCGGCGATGACGCCCAGGTCGCGGAAGCGCGCATCAAGGATGTTCTGGAGCGCAAACAGAGCGCCCATGCCATAGACCTCGAGATCCAGCGCTTCATTGCGGGTGTGCGTTTTGACCCAGACGGTCTTTGAAATGCGCGTGCGCTTATTCTTCATGCGGATCTTCTTTTCGCTCAGCAGCTGGTCGAAATATTCCTGCGTCGACCAGCTGGGGAAGTGCATGTAGCCAGCGCCTGGCTGGATTATCCGAAGCCGCGAGAAGATGCGGTCCTTTGCGGCCTTGGTATCGATGGTGAAGAGGCGAATGTTGCTCCGTTTCGTGGTGCCCTCCTGCACCAGCGATGGCTTGGAGTGGTATGGGACGCCCTTGCATGCGAAGACGCAATCGTTCATGTTCTGCCGCGGCTGGACGAAGTCATAGACGGCGTCGGTGTTGTCGCCCGAATCGATGAAGGTGACCAACGGCCGGATTTTGGATCCTCCTTGGTGTGTGAATTCATGGAGCCTGAAGGCTTCGAGCTGCTCCCACACCCCAGAATCAGAGCTTGGGTCACCCCAGAAGACCTCATGGGCGATGAGCCAGGATTCCTCGCCGGCGCCCCAGCCCTTGATGGAGGCCTCGATGCGATTCTCCTGCACATCCGCCGCACATAGAAGGACGCCAACAGCCGCTGGGACCATCTCGAATTCCCATGGGCGTGCATGGTCTGGAGGCATGCCTGGGAGCTGCGGATATTGCTCGCGACGCTCCATCAGGCCTTCGGCCTTTAGCGCATTGGATCCGCCCTCGTCCCACCATTCGCCAAGTTGGAGGTTGATGAATTCCTTCAGCGCCTCGTTGTCCCCCTGGGCGTCCACCCACTTCTGCGCCATCGCGGCCCAGTTGTCCTTCCATGGGCGATAGAGCGCGTTGATGTGGAACCCAACGATGGCGCGGCCGGGCTGCTCGGCTATCCACTGGCCGTGGTCAAGCATCCGTTGCTTGAACCGCTCCGGGATCCCGCGCTTGCACCCTGCGCAGATGTAGCGCACCGATTCCGCGATGACCTCGCCGTTCTCATCCTTCTCGAAGACCAAGCGGTATTCATCGGTCTTCGGATCGCGCCACCAAAGGGCTTGAAGCTCGCCACAATGCGGGCACGGCACATGGAAGCGCCGCATGTCCGAGCGGAGCCACTTCTTCTCGAGAACCGCGGCGTCGAGGCCCTTGGGCTTGGCTGGCGTGGATCCGACCAGAAGCTTGAAGTCGCTGTAGCCCTCGGTGCGGTTCAGCGCGATCTCGATGGGCTCGCCTTCGCCATCCACATCGTCAGGATAGGCGTCAGCCTCATCACAGAGGACGATCGGGACAGGGTCCGAGCGGAGGCCCTTGCCGGAGTTGGCGCCGGTCAGCTTTAGGAAGCCGCCCGCGAATTCCTTGAGCAGGAGCGTGTTCCCGCCCTCGCGACTCTTCTTCTCGCGCACCCGCTCCAGCAGCGGCGCGCAGGCCTGGATCATAGGGGTGATGCGCTTCTTCCCGAAGCCCTTGGCATCCTCGAGGCTGGGCTGGACGAGGAGAATCGGCTTAGGGTCCAGGTGGATGTGGTAGCCCACGATGTTGTTCAGGATCTCGGTGTAGCCGATCTGCGTGCACTTGATGAATACGACCTCGTGGACCTCGGGGTCGTTGAAGACATCCATCATCTCGCGCTGATATAGCTCCGTCTTCCATGGGCCCGGCCGGCTCGTGGTGCCCTTGGGCATGACGCGGAAGGCGTCCGCCCACTCCGAGATTGTCATGTCCGGTGGCGGCTCCCACAGGGTCCGCAGCCGTTCATGCGCCTCGTCGACGCGCGGAAGCGCCTCGTCCGGCGTGGCGAACAGCATCAGGTCCCCTTGCGCTTGGCCTTCGTCGCCTTGGCACCTTTTTTGCGTTCACCCTTCGGCGCCTTGGCGGCCACTGGTGCAGGATCGGCTTGTGCCTGCGGATCCAGAGGAGGCGCAGAGAAGGCTGGCACGGTCTTTGCAAGCTTCGCCATCGCCTCCTTCAGCGCCTTGTCGATCTTGGCCTGGATCATCAGTCGGGAGTCCTCGGCCTCGATCTTCGCGGAGACGCCCGGCGCCACTGACATGACACGGGCCTTGGTCTCGATGATGAGGTCGCCGACGATGCGCTCGTGGTCGGCGACAGACATCACATCGCCGCGGGCCTTCGCAAGCTCGAGCGATTCGCGGTCGATCTGGATGGTGAGAAGCGTGGACCGCTGGCCCTGCAGGCTCTTCAGGTTCCCGTCGTCGTCCATCATGGACTTGGAACTCATGGCCTGCTGCAGGTAGCGGATGTAGGCCGCCATGCACTTGCCGAGGTTGTAGGATCCCCGACCGTCGCGCGGAAGCACGCCCTCCCTAGCCAGCTGGTTGACGCGGCGGACAGAGATGTTGCAGGCCTGCGCTACCTGGTCGATCGTGGATGCAATCTTGGCTTCATGTGGCATTGTCTTTGCGTCCATTGAAAAATCCCAAGCGTGGCCGCATTGTTATCACTTGGGGGCCCCACCATGGAGCGCAAGATCGACAAGCTAAGAGAAGCGATGGACTCCAACGATTGGAAGACTGCCCTCGGCATCGCAGCAAGGTTCCCGCGGCTGGGCACCCAGCGAGAGGCCATCCAGCTCGGCTGGTCAGCGCTGACGAACCCAGGCTTCTACCGCCAGATCGGCAAGGATCCAGACGCGCTGGTCCACGCGGGCGTTCGCGCGCTGAAGGAGCGCTACCAGAAGCAGCCTTCATAGATCGCTCGCGTCTGTGATGGCTTCCAGCGCTGCATCCACTTCTGTCGCAGCGACCGCTGCCTGGATGTCCCCAAACTCGACGGCGCCGACACGCTCCGTCGCCTTCTTGCTGTCGCCCTTGATGAAGACGAGCACATTCTGATGGACCTTGCAGAGCTTGCGGCCCGCCTCGAACTGGCGCGGCGCACGGATCGCTGCGCTGCCAACCGCGTTGACGAGGATGGCCTCGTTGTAGAAGTTGGCCCCAGCATCCTCGAAGGCCTTGATCGTGTCAGGGACGAAGCCGTAGTAGCTGCCGCGCTTGCCGCGGACCTCACCGACAACCCAGACGGCGAAGGAATCCTGGCGCAGGCGCGCGACGGTCAGGCGGATGATCTCGCGGTAGATTCTAAGGAAGGCATCGTAACCCATGTTGCTGAGGTCGGCTGGGTCGTCGCTGTAGACCTCCAGGTCCGCATAGGGAGGACAGCTGAAGACGAAGTCGGCTGAGAAGTCCTTACCGAGGACTTTCTCCATCTTCGCGCTGTCGGTCTGCACCCACTGCGGCCGCGGCGTTCCGTTGAGGCTGCCGAAAATCTCTTCTGCCTGGGCCCGGTTCGCAGTGACCTGCTCGCCGCGCAATTCAAGGCCCTGATACAGCCTTCCAAGCAACCCGGCCACGACGCCACGGACGCTCCCGCCCGCGAAGGGGTCCAACACCTGGCCGCCCGCTGGGCAGAACCACCGATAGGCCA